CGCTGGCCATCTTCCGCAACCCGGCGAGCGGCCAGCGCGTCGCCTGGTACGGGCCGCTGGCCACGGAGAGCGCGGAGCAGATCGTCCAGGGTCCGGCGCTCGCGACGATCGGCATCTCGCCGGACGACTGGGGCCCGGAGGACCGGCAGCCCACAGTAACGAGTAAGTAAAAAAACAGATTTCCGTCGATCAATTGACGCACGTTTCGGCAATATCAGTGACGGCCGCCACATCCTGACCTCCATCAGGTGCGGCCGTCTCTCGTTCACCTCTTGACCCGCCACAGGAGGGCCCCATGCCGCAGATGACCGCTACCGTCAAGCCGCTCGTCCGCCTCGGCGGAACGATCCGCCTGACCGCCCCGCGCAGCGACGGCTCCGTCGTCGAGCTGGAGCTAACCCAGGGCAGCAAGCGTGGACACGTCGTTCGCGCCGTGACCAGCAGGGACGGCTCCCTGGTGTCCGTCTCGGCGCGCTCGTGGCCGCTGTCCGGCGCCGAGCCGCAGCTAGCCGCCGACGTCCGCGAGGCAATTCAGATCGCCGAGAACCGCTTCGCCGAGAGCGTCGAGCGCTAGCCTCGGATTGCCCGCCAGGCACCCATTCGTTCCGACTCACCGCCAGGAGTCCCCATGGCCCGCAATAGCATCACCAGCAAGCTGACCGCCGCCGAGCGTCAGGCCCTGCTCCACGCCGACCCGGGCACCGGCCGGATCAACGCATCCGGCTGCAACTTCCGGGAGAGCCTGCGCGCCAAGAAGTACGCGAAGTCCGTGCGCGGAACCCTGTACCTGACCGAGTACGGCTGGCGGCTGCACGCCCGCCTGAAGGAGGAGCACACGGAGTTCGCCGTCTCGGGCGTGCCGTGGGCGAAGATAGAGGTGATCACCGACCTGTACCTGCTGAACGGGCTGAGCGTCGAGGAGATCTCACGCCGCACCCGCGTGCCCGGCTCAGGGGTCATGGCCGTGCTCGCCTTCCGACAGGTCCTGCCCGCCGCCTGAACTGCCCGCATCCCACCCCATGGCATCCATTGATGCGTTAGAGTGGGTCAATTGTCCACGCCACCCCCTGGAGCCCCACCATGCGCCTGTCCGAGCTGAAACCGCGAGAGCTGTACGCCACCAAGGCGGCCTCCCGAACGGCCGCCCGCCGCTCCACCGGCCCGGCGCTCCTGCTGGACACGCGCCTATGGGAACTCACTCCCGGCTCGGAGGGGGCCTCCTTTTCCCTGGCCCCCGCCGACGCCTCGTCCAGGTCGGGAGTCCAGGACAGCAGCACCGGCGCGCGGCGGGGCATGCTCGTCATCCAGGCGAGCCCCGCCTCCGCCTATACCAAGGGCTTCGACGAGCAGGCGGTGGCCGACGAACTGGCCGTCATCGGCCAGCAGAAGGACATCGAGAAGCTCACTCGTCTCGTCCGGCGTGACGCCATCGACCGCGTCCTCGGCGACCTGCGCGAGAATCTGTCCGCGACGCTCATTCTCAACGTGACCCCGCTACAGGCCCTCGTCGACCCGTGGCAGGCCGCCAAGAAGTACCGGTGCCCCGAGGCCTCCACCTGCAGCGCGGAGGTCAGTCTCGACGCTGCCGACCGGGTGCGCCCCCACGAGAACGACCAGGGCGAGCGATGCGCGGCCAGCCTCACGCACATGTCCGCCAAGGCGCGCGAGGCCAGCCTCATCCCGTAGACGCGCAACACGTGATGCGTTAGAGTGGAGATCTCGCCAAGGGAACGAAGGAGAACACCTTGACCACCACGCCCACGCCCGAAGAACGCCGCGCCCGCATCCGCGAGCTGGTCAACCTGTTCCTCGACGCCGAGGCCGACGTCGCGCTCGCCAGCGACTACGGCGCCATGACCGATGAGGAGCTGCTGAAGAGCGACGTCGGCACCCGCGTGCGCGAGATCCTCTTCCACCAGCTCGACAAGCAGGGCAAGGAGTTCTACGCCAACGCCCGGCTCAAGGGCTCCGGCTCGGCCATGCTCGCGGGCATCGCCCTGGCGCGCGACTGGGTCTACCCCGAGCCGATGTGGGACGGTTTCCGCGACGCCGCCGAGTGGGACGAGCCCTACACGCCGACCGCCAAGGACCGAGAGGAACTGCAGCGCCGTATCGAAGCGCGCGGGGGTGTCGACGACCACGCCCAGGCCGAGCAGATCGCCATGAAGATCGCCGATGAGAACGGCTTGGGCGCCGAAGAAACCCCCAAACCGGCCGAGGACGCCGAGCCGAAGGAGTGGGGCATCGTCCAGCTCTCCCACCGGACCCAGTCGCCGCTGCGGCGAGCGACGGTCCACAAGGCGCCCTGCGCCGCGCTGGCGAAGGCAGTGAAGGCCGGGACGACCAGGGAGCGCACCCTGGGCGAGCTGTGGAACGTCGTCATCGCGGGCTTCTACGCGGACGGGCCGGAGCCGGGCACCAACCTCACGACGGTCTACACCCTGTGCGTGCAGTGCGGCGCGGACCAGGCGCTACAGCAGGCCAAGGGCGACGACCTCGAAGCCTGGAAGAACGGCACGCGGCTGCAGAGGGCCTGACCATGCCGGACCCGACCGCGTACACCCTGATGTTGGCCTCGGAGCACAAGCAGGGCCTCCACGAGGACACCCCGCACAAGATGTGCAGGCAGTGCCACCCCGCCGAAGCGGCACTCCTCGACCAGCTCAACGACGACCAAGCCTGACCAGCCGGGCAGCCCGCCAACTGCCCGGCCCCGTCACTTCTTTACAACTCCATCAGCAGTTCCTCGACCGCCACGAAGGAACACCATGACCGCCATCATGAACCGGCGCACCATCGCGGGCGCCGACGCCTACCTGCGCCTGAACCACCGCACCCGGCACGCCGAGATCGTCCACGGCTCCCAGGTCGACTACGTCCTCACCCAGGTCCACTCGGACCGCGACGTCAAGCCGCAGAAGGGTGGGGGGTTCGTCGTCACCGCCGACGACTGGACCGTCATTCAGTACGTCCCGCTCCACTACAGCCAGGACATGCGCAAGCTCGACGGGGAGTACCAGCACTGGGCCGCGCCCACGGGCGGCAAGCCGATCCCGCAGACGCAGCCCATGAGCGGCAAGGGCCTGCAGACGCTCGTCCGGCGCGCGCCGGGCCACTTCTACCTGACCCGGCTCGGCGAGATCGTGCACCTGCAGCGGGGCCGGATCGTCAACCAGTTCAGGCCGCTGACGGCCGCCGACATGGCCACGGCCGCCTGAGAGGATGACCGGCATGGCGAAGGACGTGTCTCCCGAGGCGGAGACGACAGGGAAGCTGACGGCGACGTACCTGGTGTACGTGTCCGTCGAGGAAGAGGAGCAGGTCCCGGAGGCGGCGAAGGGGCTGAAGGCGCCGCTGCGGAAGGCCGTCGAGGAGTCGTGCCCCGGTCAGGCCGGGTGCGCGGTGGTACAGAAGGTGATCAACGCGGCCCCGCCCGAGGGGTCTGGGTTCAGGGGGTGGACGGTCATGGTGACGGTGCTCATCGACCTGACCGTGTGGCGCCGGGACCTGAGCCTGACGGATGGCCGGTACGCGTCCATGACGGTGAGGGACCTGCTCGCCGACGCCGACCTGACGGCCAGCACAGCCCGGCTCGACAGGGTGGTGACGCAGCTGCTGGCGCACGCGCGGGCGTAGACTGGCCATGGAGCCCCACCCCTTCTATCCAGGGGGTGGGGCTCCGTCATGTCCGGCTCTGGCCTGCAAAAGTAACTGAGCGTCAGTTTTCTGCATATGCCTGGGCACGGTGGTATGTGCGTGTAGAGTGAAGGCCACGCGGACCCGCCAGTCCGCAAGATCAACTTTCTTCAATCTCCACCCGCCAGGAGATCATCCATGCCTTCATCTGAGTGCTCCATGCCCTCGAAGCCACGTGTACCCGTCGAGCTTCCCAAGGAAGAGATCGACGACTACACCTTCACTCCGGATCTCGCCCGTGAGTGGCTGGGGCTGACTCAGGATGAGATGGACGACCTGGTACGGAGGTCTCGGCTGAACCGCACTCGCGGACTCGTCGGCCCCCTGGAGCTGGTCAACGGTGGACAGGGGAGCTTCACCATGCGCTCCGTGTTCGACTACCGCCGCAACCTGCTGGCAGCCATCACACTCTGAACCTTCAGGAAGGGCAACCCGCCATGCCCGCAGCACATCCGCACCTGTTTGCCGTCCGCGACAACCTCGACCTGCGTGACAAGGAAGCCCACCGCCTGGTGGCCATGGCCGCCATCGACGACCTCTCCAACCGGGCCCGGCCCAGCTTCCGCTGGACGCACACGGACATCGCTCAACTGCTGGGCGTTCCCCAGCCGTTCGTGTCCCTGGTCGGCAACTACCTCGACTACCGGCGGAACCTGCGCAAGATCGGCACCGAGAAGGGGATACGCCCCTACCGGTCCACCTGCGCCCAGACGTTCCTGTACGGGGAGGACGACCACCCGCTGGACATCCTGAATCTGGGTACCAGCGGAGAACGTACGGAACAGATGGCCAAGATGCTGATGGAGGCCACCGCGCGCAAGGTCCGAGTCGATCCCGAGGCCGTCCTGAACATCGAGCGGATGCTGGGCCGGTTCTGCGGCATGGCCTGGCAGACGGTCGTCGACACGGTCCAGCGCCAGCAGACCGCCCGCAACGACGTCATCAACCTCTCCACCACCACCGCCATGGGGGTCAAGGCAGCATGAACGACACCACCACCGAGCGCACCGGCACGACGGTCACTCTCGTCTACTCGCCTTCGGGCAGCAGCAGGGTCATCAAGAAGTTCTTCAAGGGGATGACCGAGGACGACATCGTCGCTGTCACCGCCGCCCTCGCGGGGCGCCGGGTCGACGTGACGCCGCTTCACAAGTCCGACCTGAAGCAGCTGCGGGACTCACACGACAGGCAGGTCAGCTGGTACGCCGACCGGATGGCGGAGGCCCTGGCCGAGGGCATGGGCCGCTGGTTCCGGTGGGCGCCCAAGCGTGCCCGCAAGGTCACCCTCGACCTCCTCTCGGACTACCTGCGGGGCGCCACGGCCACCCTGATGAGTGAGCTGACCGCCGCCCACTCCGAGATCCACCGCACGCACGAGCAGGCCCGCGCGCTGCGTCTGCAGCCGTATCCGGAGCCGGTCGCCGAGCCCCTCATCCCCTGCCGCTGCTGCTCGGCGACCTTCGTGCGCGCCGACTTCTTGCCCGAGGGGTGGACGCCCGACCACGACGGATACCCGCGCTGCCCGCAGCACCGTGTCACGGCGAAGGACCAGGTGCGATGAGATTCGCGATCGGGGCGATCCTCGGCGCCATCGCCGCCGGGGTCGCCCACCACGCGGGCCAGAGCACGGAGATTGCCTGCCTGGTCGGCATCGGCCTGATCATCGCGGTGTGGTTCCGCCTGGCCGACGCGCTGTGGGACCTGGGCTGCATCATCCTGGCCTGGGCGCTCAGCGGGGGTACCGACTGATGCGCACCCTCATCGGCGCCGCCTTCGGTATCGCCACCGGCGGCGCCGCCTGGCTCGCCAAGGACTCCGGCGCGGGCGTCTTCGTCGGGGCGCTCACGGCGATCACCATATGGTTCTGGGCCTGGGGCAACCTTCCGGGGCGCCGCCGTGACTAAGGCCATCGACAAGGTGTGCTCGCGCTGCGGCGTCGTCCATTTCAGCCTGGCGACCGAGGCCGACGGCGACCTGGTGCACTTCCAGATCGTCGTGACGAAGTGGCCCTGCACGGAGCCCGCCGTCCGCGAACGGCCCGGCCTGGCCGACATGCTGGCCACGGCGCTGGTGAGCGCCAGGGCCGCGTAGTAGCTGTCTCACCGCCAGTCGGCGCCCCCATGGGGTGGAGAAAGGGGACCACCACATGCTCGCCGACTGGCAGATCAAAGACCGCATCATCTCGGGAGATTTTGACATCTCCCCGTTCGACCCGGAGCGGGTACAGCCCGCCTCCGTGGACATGCTGCTCGACCAGTACGTGCGTACGTTGGATCGGCCGTTCCCCGAGGGTTCGGCGATCGACGTGGCGGACGTGCGAGCCGGGCACACCACGCTCCACGAGATCGACGGGGACGGCTGGCTGCTGGAGCCAGGAGCCTTCCTTCTCGGCTGCACCGTCGAGCGTGTGACCCTGCCGCCCGACCTGGCGGCGAGGGTCGAAGGAAAGAGTTCCCTGGGCCGGTTGGGCCTGACCGTGCACGTGACGGCGGGCTTCATCGACCCGGGGTTCAGCGGACAGATCACGCTGGAGATCGCCAACCTGTCCGGCAAGCCGATCCGGCTCCGGCGGCTGATGCCGATCGCCCAGCTGTGCCTCATCCCCATGCAGGCCGTCCCCACGAGGCCGTACGGAAGCGCGGGCAACCACTACCAGAACCAGTTCGGGCCCACCGAATCTCGTTACGAAATGCGCTGATCTTTACGTTTCGTCGCTGGTTTTCTCTGGTCTGGCTGTGGTTGTCAGTGGCCGCCACCACAATGCAAACACCGCCAGCGTAAGGAGAACACCATGAAGCGGAAGTCGCTTCAGCCTTGGCCGGAGACGGTCTGGCACACCAGCGGTCGAGTGAAGAACTCCAGCTCTCTGCGGGCGATCCGCCAGCGCCTGCAGCAGGAGCCGTTCCAGCACTGGAGGGAGTTCACCCCCTCCGACGACCCGAAGTGGTGGTGGGGGTTCGACGCCGCCTGGCGCACCTGGGACGGCGACCGCATCAAGGCCCGGCTGGAGCTGCAGCCGGACCTGACTGCAGCCGCCCTCCTGAGGCTGTCCAAGAAGAAGCTGGACACCAGCGACGTCAACATCGAGATGTGCTGGAGGCTGACGGCCGAGGCCGACAGCCCCTGGAACCTGGACTGGCAGTCGCCGATGATCATGTTCGGCGATGTCCGCCCGTATGACTGGGTCTCCGGGCGCATGCCGCTGGTCGACTACACCTTCACCAAGGGAGTGGACCTCCCGGACTACAGCAAGATGTTCTCCGCCATGTCGGCGGCCTCCTGGTACATCACCGTCATCACCCACGACAAGCGGCCGATCAGCGCTGTGGTGCACGAGACGGAACCCACGCTCGGCACCTACCTGCCCCCTTCCCTGCGAGGGCGGGTGGTGGAGGTGCGCGTCTTCGGGGATCAGGACCGGCTCGTCAACACCCCCACCGTGCTGCCGGAGAGCAGGCTGCAGCTGTCTCGGGGCGGGGCGCTGATCCTACCGACGAGTCCTCGCCAGGAGGAGTGGGGCTGGGCCGACTACCGTGTGCGGCGGCCGTCCGGCGGGAACATGGAGCAGCTGCTGAAGGAGACGGCCGAGGCCGTCACCCGGTACGCCGCGCTCCGGCCGCACTACGGTAGCGCGGCCCGCTGGTGCGTGAAGGACCTGCGCGAGACGTGGGTGTTGCCGGAGATCACGGTGGCGCCCAAGCGGATACTGCTGGAGAAGGACCAGGCCGTCGAGCGTACCCGTGAGCTGGAGCGGCAGCTGGCCGACCTGCAGGGCGTCCTGGACGACGAGCGGAAGATGGCTCAGCAGGTGCGGGCGTCCAGGGACGACGCCGAGAGCAGGCTGCAGGAGCTGCGCGCACAGCCGCTGGCCCAGCAGGCGAAGGAGGCCGAGCGGCAGGCCCAGGAGGCGCAGGCGCTCAGCGAGCTGTCCGATGCCGAGGTGGAGCGGCTGACCGGCGAGGTGGGATGGCTGCGCCGTCAGCTGGCGCAGGTGCCGGGCCGGGCGTACGGGGAGCCGGTGCCGGAGCCGTCCAGGGGGCCGGAGAGCTGGCAGGAGCTGCTGGAGCTGGCGCCCGAGCTGCTGGAGCATGTGCAGGTCCTCGACAGCGTGCGGGCTCCGCTGCAGAAGCTGTACGGGCACGCGTCCTCGACGTCGTGGCTGCGGCGGACGTGGAACACGATGGAGGCGCTGAACGCCTACGTCGCGGCCAAGAAGGAGCACGGCACGCACGTGCTGCCGCACTTCGCGACGTACCTGGAGTGGCCGCAGGCCACCGACCTGATCCCCCGGACCTGGTTCCGGCCCTCCGAGGTGAGCCTGGAGCGCACCGGGAGCGACTGGAAGCGGACCCGGCTGTTCGAAGTGCCGGGCCTGGGCGAGGTGTTCATGGGGCTCCACGTCCGGATCGGGCAGGGCAGCGGCGGCCCGGCGCCCCGGATGCACTTCTACGACGACACCTGCGGACCGACCGAGAAGGTCCACGTCGGCTACATCGGCCCGCACCTTCCGAACTGGAAGGGCCGCTAACCCGCTTGACTCTTATCGTGGACGATAACTATCATCGAGCTAATCGTTATCGTCCACGATAAGGACTCACCTCGCCATGACATCTCGCACCGAAGCCGTCGCCAACTGGATGCTCACGCGGTCCACCAGGACGGCGCTCCCCGTGGCCCTCATGGTCTTCGCCGCCTACAACTCCCTCCAGACGCTGCTGCACCCCATGGTCAGCGCGAAGGAGACTGGCACACCCGCGCCGAAGGACCTCCCCGGCGCCGTCCAGGCCGTCACAGTCGAGCTGGCGGACCCGAGCTTCACCGACCGCCTCGTCGCCGCCCTGCCGAGCCTCCTGCAGGTCGCCTTGGTAGTCCTTGCGTACAGCTACCTCATGTGGGAGAGCCGTTACGACCACTACGCCAAGACGCGGGCGCGGCGAGTGATGATCACGGTCGGCATCGCAAGCATCCTGATCATCCTCGCCCCCGGCTTCATCGGCGTCATCACCAAGTTCTACTTCGGCATCGACGTGCCCTCGAACCAGTTCGATCTGGGCTCGGTGATGTCCGGCGGAGCGTTCGCCCTGCTGCTGGTCGGAGCGGTCGGCAACCGCATCAAGTGGGTGGCAGAGCACGAACGGGCGAAGAAGCTCGACGCCGAGCTGGAGAACGTGGTCTGACATGCCGCCCACCGACTTTGAGCACGAGATCACCATCCGCCTCGACGCCATCCTCCGCGAGCGCGGCATGAGCCCGGCCGAGCTGGCCCGGCAGGCTGGCATCACGGAGGCGAATATCTCCAAGCTGCGCAACGCCAAGGTCGCCGCCGTCCGCTTCGCCACCCTCTCCGCCATCTGCCGCGTACTGGACTGCGGCGTCGGCGACATCCTGGAGTACACGCCCGCCAAGGAGCCCGTCTCCGACTGACCCACCCCCTCTTCCTGTCTCACCCCTCTCTCGGCCCCCTCAAGGGGCGGAAGGAGGGGTGATTTGCATGTACGACGCTCGACACGACGCACCGGACGACCTGTGGACGGACGAGTCCTGGACCGCCGAGGAGTCCTCTCGCGAGCCGATGCGTCCTGCTGCGCGCGGCCCACGCCGCAACCCCTCCCGCGAAGACCGTTCCGTACGTCGCCGGATGCGCCGCGCGGGCGCGCAGGAGGAGAACAGCATGCCCAGCCCTGACCGCTCCGAGCTGCTGCAGCGGATCGAGCGTGCCGCATCGTTCGACGAGCAGCTCAAGCTCGTCGCCCAGCTTCACGAGTTCGACCGTGCCGCGCAGCGCACCGCCGCGCTGGACCACGAGGCGGACCTGGCCGACACCTCGATCCGGGAGAGGTTCACCCCGGTTGTCTCCTCCGTCGCGCGCGGCACGTCCGCGTCCGACTGGCTGGACACCGAGGTCGCCGACACCCCGTTCGACCACGGCCAGCTGATCGCGCAGGCCGCGCTGTGGTTCGGCGGCGTGCCGGACTTCGTCAAGGCCGACCAGGAGGAGTTCGCCGAGCAGGCCGTCGGCAAGGCCCGCCAGGTCAGCGCGAGCCTCGGCGCGCAGTCCCAGACGGCCGAGGACATCTTCGTCGGCTACGCGACGTTCCTGCGCACCCAGGCCGTCACCGTCGAGGCCGCCTCGGGCGTGGACCAGATCCAGCAGACCACCGCGCCGGACGGCGTCACCAACAAGCCGACCCCGCTGCCCCCGGACGTCTTCGACAACTTCGCGCCGCCGGTCGCCGACATCAACACCGCCGTCTCCGGCACGGAGACCTCCAGCGCGGCCCCGGCGATCCAGATGTCCCAGCAGGGCGGGAACTCCAGCCCCGAGCAGCCCGGCGGCCACGACAGCAGCGGCCAGCTGACCGGCCCCGGCGCCGAGCCGTCCCTGTCCGGCGGTGGCGGCAGCTCCTCGCCGGAGCGCGCGGGCGGCCACTCCATCTCCGGGGACCTCCCGGCGCAGGGCGGGCCGACCAACGCCACTCCGCAGGCCGAACCGGCGCAGGAGGAGACCGAGCAGACCCAGGAGGCCGGTGACGTCTCCCAGCGGCCCAAGACGGCCGCGTCCGGCCTGGAGCAGGTCCAGCAGTCGGTCGACGTCCACGACCAGGACCACAAGACGCCGCTGCCGACCACCGTGGCGTTCCCGTGGACGCTGGACGAGGGCGGCGAGGCCCACGGCATGACCGGCGACGCCCAGTACGACCAGGGCGGCCAGGTCTCCTCCGGCCACCAGCCGCACGCCTCCCTGCAGCGGCGGGCCGACCAGTGGACCCAGCCGAACCAGATCATCGAGCCGAACATCGCCAACTCGCCGCGCTCCACGCCGCCCAGGAACGTCGGGCAGGCCGGTGACGGCGCTGCGGACGCCCGCGCGGCAGACACGGCGCCCTCGTTCGGTGACGCACACGCCGCGCCCCAGTACACCCAGGGCTACACCAGCACTGCCCCGGCCGCGCCCGCGCAGGACGTGCCGTACTCCATGGGCGGTGACAACGGGCAGTCCCTGAAGCACCCCGCGTTCGCCTCGCGTCGCGTGGCGTCCCGGCAGGACATGCAGCACCCGGACTTCCAGAAGGGCTACAAGTACGCGGCCCGCTGGAAGGAGGGCACTCCGGTGGTCCGGCCCGGCTCGCCGGAGCTGGAGGCCGGTATCTACGCCGGGTTCACCGACAACCCGCACTCGCGCGGTGCGTGGCTGTCCGCGCACGCGGCCTTGACGTCCGTCGAGCCCGCCCTGGGCCGCCGGATCGCCCAGCACCGGGAGCTGACCCACAAGGTGGCCGCCGCGCAGGCGCTGCCCACCGATGGCACCTACCTGCAGGTCCAGGCCGCCACCGGGATCGACCTGGCCACCACCAACCCGTCCACCTCGCCGTCGCCGTCCGGCGACACCCCGATCAACGGCCCCGGCAAGCCCGGCCCGCTCGCGGGACAGATGGACGCAGCCGCCCCGGCCGGTGCCGCCCCCTACAACGGGGCCGAGCCGATGGGCCAGCCGGTCGTGCCGTCCTCGGCGGCCGTGCCGCAGGGCCAGCCGGTGACCATACCCGACAGCGGCATGGCGTCCGCGTACAACTCCGGCTCCGGCCTGTCCCCGACGGCGGCTGCGTTCCGCCGACGCGTGCAGTCGGGCCTCCTCGCCGAGCGAAAGGGCGCCTGACCCATGGACATCGCATCCCTGATGTGGGACGAGACCGGCCGCGACCTCGACCACGAGCGTCGTGAGCTGGCCCGTACGGCCGCCCTGAACGACGCCGAGCGCATGGTCGGCCAGTTCCTCTACCAGGCGGCCAACGACGTCGACCTGGTCAACCGGTTCGCGCTGGCCGACTCGCAGCTGCAGGCCGTGGCGTCCCTGCGCGGTTACCCGCTGCAGGACCTGACCGGCGACCTGACCGAGCGATGGCAGCTGCTGTCCCAGACGCGTACGGCGACCGCTCAGAAGACGGCCGCCCGGCGGCAGGTGACGGCCGCCCAGGAGCAGGCCATGGACACCGTGGCGGCCCGCCTGGCCGCCGTGGCGGCGCGGCAGAACCCCGGCGTGCCGATGGTCGAGTGCCTGAAGCTGGCCACCGAGGCCGTCCGGGTGCACGCCGACGCCTACCCGCTGGCGTACGAGTCGTGGGGCGGCACGCACGACGGCCCGGTCACCAACCGGGCCAAGAACTTCACCCCGGGCCAGCTGCCCAAGGCTCTTCCGGAGAGCGCCAGCGGCCCGGCGGCCGACCCGGGCGCCAACGGCGGCTCCAGCACCTTCGACGAGGTCAACAAGCGCCTGGACGGCCTGGAAGAGGGCCTCGGTTCGGCTGCCTCCCTGGACCCGACCGTAGCCGGGTTCTACCAGCGGCTGAAGGACTGGTGGCACGGCGGCGAGGATGCGCAGCACACCCCGGCGCCGTCCTCGACTCCGGCGCCGTCGGCCCCGGCCCCCGGGCGGGCCCCGCTGATCACCCCGAGCAACAACGCGGCCTCCGACCACGTCGATGACGCCGTCACTCGTCATCACGACGAGCAGGGGCGCCGCGAGTTCAACGACATCATGAACCGGCTGAACGGCGACCAGGCCGAGATGAACCACAAGTGGGACACCCCGCGCGCGGACCGCTTCGAGAGCCCGGCGGACACCGAGCAGCGCACGAAGTACCTGCAGCAGGCGCACGACCGGAGGACCGACGACATGGAGCACAGTCTGGACGAACTGGGGCGCACCCCTTCCAGGCTGCCGTTCTCCCACGCGGAGCCGGGCGAGCGCGGGACGGGTGAGCCGCCGGTGCGGTCGGTGGTGACCGACTTCTCCCACCCCGACAGCGGCGCGCCCGCCGGTGGCCAGCAGTCGCTGCCGACCGACCCGGCCGAGCACGCCTTCTCCCACCGGGCCAGCCTCCAGCACAGCCTGTTCGAGTAGGAGCAGCGATGGACCCGAACCTCGCCTGGGGAGCCATCCTCGGCACCGCGTTCGCCTACGAGATGTACGGCGTCTTCAACGGCAAGCTGGGCGACACGCTCTCCGAGCGGGTTCGGACCTGGTTCCACACCAGCACCCGGCCCGGCAAGGCGGCCTTCGTCATCGCCTGGCTGGGCCTGACGGCCTGGTTCATCCCGCACATCATCTTCGGAGGTCAGTAGGTGTTCATCTACCAGGCCACCGTGGAGAAGGTGGTCGACGGCGACACCCTGGACCTGCAGCTCGACCTCGGGTTCGGAGTGCTCACCAGGCAGCGGGCGCGCCTCCTCGGCATCAACGCCGCCGAGCACGGCACCGAACTCGGCGACAAGGCCACCGCCTTCGTCCGGGACTGGGTCCAGAAACATGGGCCGGTGCTCACCGTCCGGACCCAGAAGGACAAGCGGGAGAAGTACGGTCGCTACCTCGCGACGGTCCTGTCCGGCACCGAGGACCTGGGCCAGGCGCTGATCGACGCCGGACTGGCTCTCCCGTACGACGGAACCGGCCCCCGGCCCGTCCCGGAACCGGTACCGTAGCCGAAGGCCCCATGGCCACCAGCCTGTCGCGATTCGGCATCCACACGCGCGGGCTACTCGCCCCTCCTGCCTAGACGTCAGGAGGGGCGTTGTGCTGTCCGGGGGCGTCGCTCCACCTGTAGGGGGTGGAGGTGAGCGGTATGACGCTGCGCGTAGTGGTGGCGCATCAGTCCGGCGACGGGATCACGATCGCGCACTGCCCGTTCTGCGGATCGGGGCAGGTCATCGGCCGCTCGGACGGCAACACGGAGTGCTCGTTCTGCAATCAGTCGTTCCTGGTCAGGGTGCAGCCGATGTACTCGGCGTTCCCTCAGACGATCGACGGAATGCCGATGCAGATCCCCGGGATGCCGCCTCCGACCATGCCCGGGATGCCGCCGGGCGGTGACCCCAACGACCCGAACGCGATGCCGCCGGGCGCTGAAGGCGCGGACGGGGCCGAGGACGGCGGTGGTGCGCCTCCGTTCGGCGGAGGCAGCGACTCAAGCGACTCGGGCTCCGACAGCGGCGGCTCGGACGGCTCCGGTGGCGGCGACAAGGACTCCGGCGGCGGGCCGCCGTTCGGGAAGAAGGAGTCCGTCTACCGGGCGTCCGGCGGCCGGACGCTCGGGCGGGCCGCGTACGTCGACTACCTCGCCGGGCTCCTGGGAGGCCAGCAGTGATCTCCCTGCGCGCCCTGGTGACGCTGGAGCTGGACGGCGTCGTCTACGCCTCCGGTGAGGTGCTGGAGCTGCCTGAGGGCCAGGAGGCCCGCGCGGCCCAGCTGCAGTCGTACGGGTACGCCGACGCATCCCCGGCGGAGCCGGTGAAGAAGACGCGGAGGAAGACCCCCTCCTCCTGATCGGCCCTGTCTGTGGCGGCTCGCCCACCCCCAAGGGGTGAGCCACCACAGGAGGATTCATGGCAAGCCAGCGGGGCGGAGCCCAGCCGAACTACGACGGCGAGCAGTCACGGATCGACCGCTTGTTCCGCCGCTTTTCCTCGCGGCCGAGCGAGTCGGGCGAAGAGGCCGAGATGCGCGCCAACCGGCGCGTCGCCCAACGGAGGACGGCAGCGGCGGGCTTCACCGGCGGCGGTGCGGGCGGTCCTTCGGTGGACTTCGCCACGGTCAGGCCGCGCGACCCGCTGTTTTATTGGAGACAAAATAATCTCCCGTTCCAGTTCGACGACCCGGCGCAGATGCAGAAGATGCGGGCGTACTGCCGACTTCTTTACATCTCGCATCCGCTGGTCGGCTCCTGCGTCGACATCTACTCGAAGTACCCGCTGCTCGGACTGAAGATGACGTGCAAGGACGAGCGGCTCACGGAGTTCTACACGGACCACTTCCTCTCCGAGGACGGCCTGGACTACCAGAAGTTCCTGGTCAAGATGGGCCGGGAGTACTGGACCACCGGCGAGGCGTGGCCGCTGGGTACCTTCAACGAGGACCTCGGTGTCTGGGACGACGAGGAGCTGCTGAACCCCGACGACGTCGAGGTGCAGCCGAGCCCGTTCCTGCGCGAGCCCCGGTTCCTGATCCGGCTCCCGCAGAGCATGAAG